CTTGCATGGATTCGTAAAAATGCTGGATGGCTTACAGCGCAGGGATTACCACGCCGCCGCTGATGAATTGCTTGATAGTAAGTATGCAAAACAGGTCGGCGCACGCAGTGAGCGTGTTGCTCAAATGATACGAACAGGTGAGGATAGTGCGGATTTCTGATGTATGAGTACAAAATAAAAGAGGTCGTAAAGGTCGTTGATGGAGATACCATCGACATAATTGTTGACCTTGGGTTTGACCTTACCAAGAAAGAGCGGGTCAGATTGGTCGGAATTGACACGCCTGAATCAAGAACCAAAGATTTAGCGGAGAAAGAGCTTGGCCTTGATGCCAAGGATTTTCTGCAAAGGCGCATGGCTGATTGCGATAACCTGTGGGTTAGAACAGAAAAAGACGGCAAATATGGTCGGATGCTTGGCGAGATCTGGTGTGGTGTAACCAACATCAATGATGAAATGGTTAGCCGTGGATATGCGTGGGTGTATGATGGCGGCAAAAAAGAGAAAAATTTAGATGACCTAAGAACCATCAGGGGGATTATCTAATGGAGAATGTTTTTATTTTATTAGCGTTGGGTTTAGCGCATCAGCATTTTACTAAGCCAGATATTGCTATAGATGAAGAAGTGCAAAAACGAATTGCCTACAAAATTGATTGGCAAAGCGAGGGAAATTTCACCGCCAAGCAGGGCGATGTGAAATGGGTCATCATAACGGATGATTGATATACACCACACAGTTGAAGTGGCTTATGTCCTAGTTATAACAATGTGGGGTAACACTGGTACTGAATGGCAATACATAGGTAATCAGATTGTTTTACAGCAACAGATGACTGAAAGTCAGTGTGAATATTTGATTGATGAAGAAATGTGGAAAGCAACCTATCAAAATGAATATTATCGTATGATGGCACATTGCTTCCCAATCGATTGCGCGGGGATGACGAGTTGTGAGTGAGGTAGATAAAAAAAAGATACTGAATCTAAGTGTCGGAGAAAACAGCTTTGAGCTTATATTGCGGATATTAGGTAATGAGTTTGTCGCAATAAAAATAGGCTCAACAAATTTCAGCGGAAAATTGATAGCTGGCGGGATTTTGTTGTTGTTTTTCACATTTATGATTTTGGAGGTGTTTGGGCTATCGCAAGTCATGGGCGTTGAGTAATGCCGAAGCTAAATGAAAATACAGAACTTTCAATGCCAATTCGCAATCTGATTGCATTGCTCATAGCGGCAACAGTGGGAACATGGGCTTATTTCGGAGTTATAGAACGTCTTAACACTATAGAAAATAAATTGATATTGGCTGAGACAGACATGGCTATGAACACGGAGTTTCGCATCAAATGGCCTAGAGGAGAGATGGGCAGTCTGCCAGCTGACTCGGAACAGTTTATGATGATCGAACATTTGTCTGGTGAGCTTGAAAAACTTGCCGAAAATATAGAAAGTGGCAACGCGCCACATGACCAGCAA